AATTTATTTGTTCTGTCATCACGTTCTGGTAATGTACCAAACAATTCTGTGTATCGTTTATGGAAGTCACAGATTACACCATCTAAATCCAAATAAATCTTTGTAATTTTTATTGACATAATTCTTTGATACTTTCTTTAAGAATGGTTTTGAATTTTTCTTTGTCGTATTGTATGAATGGTTCGTATCTCAAACACTTCCTCTGATATGTAGGCCATATAATATCATCTGATATTTTTTTGGACCACATTGGAAAGAAATTCATTATACCATTTAATATCACCAATGTTTCAATAGAAATTTTGTTCTGCATTGCACCTAGTAACAGTGGAGGATAACCACCTGATGGTACTAGTACCAATTCATCGGGATTATTTGCCTGTTCCAATATACGGATTATATCTTGTTCAAACTCATATGTCAAGCGTTGGTTTCTTTTTTGCCAGTTTTTGTGATTTTCTTCACCTTCGGCATTTGCTATATCACCAACCCAATTTACATCCTTGACTAGAAAATTAGAAACATAGAAATCCCTCAACTCTTGTAGGTTGTATTTTCTGGAAAGGCGATAGAATGTATATTTGTCTTTACGGTTGGCAAAGGTATCTTTAGAGACATTGGTTTTACCGCCATACTTAAAGTAATTATAACTATCAGAATCGAAATGTAATTTGATTGCATTGAATAAAGCAAAGGCAGAGAAGCCCGACCCTTCCTCAAAAGTAAAACTCATAGTGGCAATTTAGACGATTTCTTCATCAAATTTAAATCTTCGGCTTCTTCTCTAATCTTGGCTTTTAATGCCGGTGATATTAGAGTAGAAGCCACATCAATTTCCATTCCTGTACTTTCACAGTGATGAACAATAGCATCCATGTGTGTAGTACCAAGTGTGTATGACAGTTTACCAATCATATCACTAAATTCACTAATCTCATTCTTTGTTGGCATACTAGCCTCTTGTGTAAAATAAATGGTTTCCAATTTTCGCAACATACTTTAATCTCCACGCCGGATTTACCGAAGTGTTATGATAGAACATTGATTTGGTTTCATATATTCTATCATGTAATTTTGATTGTGTCAAGGCCTTTTTGGCGACAATTAGGCATTCTTCCCATGCATATTTGCTTCTAACTGGACCAACATTCTCACCGACCCAACTGAATTGGTATGTGCTACCTGTTTTTTGATATACCACTTCACAAATTGTTTTGGGGTAAAGTGGACTATTCACACGATTCATTGTGACCTGTGCTACTGCTAGTTTACCTTCAAAAGATTCACTTGCGGCTTCATAATATATGTTTTTGGCCATGCAAAGTACTTGCTTGCCGATATCTTGTGATATTGATTGTTCAAACGAAAATGTTTGTTGTTGTGATGTTGCAGGTAAAACGATTAATATTGAAAGTAAAACTGTTGAAATGAGTTTCCTCATCTGTTCTCCTTGTGTGTGTAAAGGGACTGTTGTCCCTAACCCTCAAACAGACTTCTTGTTATTTTTAACGGGTGAAGTTGTTGGTTGATTTGAAACGAAACCATTCAAGTTCTGAGCCTTGTTGATTATATCGTTTTCTGAGGGGTATGTTGGAAATCCTGGATGGATTGGTGTAGGTTCACCTGTTGCTTTGGCAGCTTCTACTTTTGCTTCCCAATTTAGGTTAACCGTTTCTTTTTGATTGAAAAACTCTTGTTCCAGCATTTCTTTTGCCATCTTTAAGAGTTCCAAACGGATTTGATATCCGGACATGACATTTTGCATTATATTACTCCTGTGTCTGTGTATTTTTCCATCTACGTAATGCAGCTTCGGAAATTTTTGACTTGGCATCTTCTGTGTGTTTTCTGCCTGTCATAGGATTGAACTTTCTTTTTCTTGCGATTTCTGAAAGTTTGTTTTTGGTTTCCTCTGTGTGAGGTTTGCCAAATCCTTTTCGTGATTCAGACATTTTTCTTTTTGTTTCATAGGTATGTTTTCTTCCACGAAAACCTACATTATTTTGAGACATTAGAATTTTTGTCTTTTCACTTCTTTTTATACCTGTTGCATCTGGTGGAATCCCACCGCCAGCTGCAATATTAAGTCCAATATATTTTTTTGGTCTTAACTGATATTCAATTTCTTTACAGTAGTTTTTTTCTCCATACAAAAAAATATCTACTGTTCTACCCTCTAAAAAATTTACTTTAGGGGAATGTTCCCTCATTCTTCTTTTCAAATTTTTAGTTATGCCAACATAACCTTGTGTTTTTATGTCAGTTTCTGATTCATTGTGAATCCAATATATTAAATATTCATTTAACATCTACATCTCCTATTGATTGATTAAAAAAATAGTGTGTGATGTGTTGTGTGTAAGTGTTGGTGGATTATTTAAATGGGTCCCACCGAACCCATATACTTATTTATACGTATTAGAAACTACGTGTGTATTGTAGACGCCATGCATCTTTTTCTTCGTCACGGTAAGTACGACTCCAACGAACTGCAACTTTGTCTTTCTTGGTCAAATCGTAACCAACTGTTGCATGAACACGGGTTGTTTCATAATTGTTTGCAGCATCAAAAGCATTACGATAACGACCACCAATGTCACCAGTAAAACCAGCAACCAATGGGAACTTAACACCTGCATCAACAGCATAGTGACTGAAGTGTGAGCTGCTGCCTACTTTTTCACCCAAACGGCCACCCAAATAGAAGGCACCAAAAGATTGTTTCACACGAACTTCCATGCCTTGTGAAATAGAACCTTTGCCGAATTCTGCTTGGCTGTTTTCCAATTTAAGGCTATAGTCAGTAGAACCAACTTTAGAACCAACAACAATTGCTTCTTTGATGTTTTTAGCATCTGTTGCACGATTAGTTTCATCGGAATATTCCAATGATGCATAACCTTGTGCCATTGCGGAAGCGCTGATGACCAAAGAGGCCAAAATAAAACTGATTTTCTTCAAAATTAACTCCTAGTTGTTTAACATATAATAGGTATTTAGGAACCTATCAAACCTTCCTCAAAGGAGGAAATTCCTAAAAAAGACCTTGATATATCCAAATTGTTTTCATCACACCCCCAATTTTATTTTTCTTGTCTCAATTTTAGTATTTGTTTTTGTATTTCTTCATCTGTCATATTTGCAAAGTTTGGACCTAATGGTGAATTTTCCTCTGTGTATATGTCAGTCACTTCTCCATCCAAATCTCTTAAAGCAAAAACACAATAATAAACAACACCATCTGACAATGCAGTAAATTTATGATTATGGTCTTTATCTATAACAATAAACGTTGGTGCATGAAATTCTTTTGGTGAGTTACCTTCAACCTCAACAAGAACACTACCTACAGCCAATAATGTGACATGGTCAAAATTGTGTTTATGACCATTATGAGTATCACCAGCTTTAACAAATATGTGTGACCTGACCCAAATATTACCAAAGTAACCCATTTGATTCACATCAGATTCATTTAAATGGCTTCGGATGAATCGTTTCATTTTACCGGTAACGGAGTCGATTTCAATTATACTTCCATCACGATTGTGTATAAGCTTAGTTTTTTCCATAAATTAAATGTTATTGTATGTTGTTTTCAAATTTAAGTTTAGTTAATAATATGTAGTCTTTAACTAAACTACTTCACACCCAATTAAGTGGTTGGTTATTCTGTTACGAGGAAACCAACCGAAACCCTAGTCAGCGTTTAGGCTGCCAATGCGAACTGTGAGTCGTTTGCGTTTACTTTGATTTAGTTTTAACATCTTCTCTGATGAGTTGTCCACTTCTGTACTATTTGCCCTGTCGAAACCAATTCACCCCCATCATAAACATATTAGTTCTCAGTGACCGATGCCGTTAAATAACACCGATGTATCTAATATGCTTATGGTGGAGGTGGGGGCATCGAAGCCCCGTCCAGAACACATTTCAAGTTGCTTCATACAACCATAGATTCACATTATACATTAAAATATTTAGTTTGTAAAGCTCACACCCTTCCTTGATGGCGGCAACGCAAGCATTGGCAGCAAAGAGGATGGAGATCGGATCAATTTTAAAATCCTACTTAAAGAAAGGGCCAGCCATCCAACACACCGCCGAATATCGAGTGCCTTCCTCAACATCCTCAACACCATGCAGCATAAAACTTGGGAACACCAATATAGTGCCTTTGCTTTGTGGGGGGTAGGTTCGCTCATGGCCATCTTGGATGTAAAACCGACCACCCTTGAAATCATCATTTAGAAAAGCCAGAACAGTCAACTTGCGGCAAGTTGAGCCACGCTGCATAAAGGTATCAACGTGCGCCGTGTACCGACCCCCAGTGGGGTAAGAAAGAAATTCCGCTTGATCTGCGTTGGTTACATCAAATTGCCAGTTGAAGTGGTTTGTTGAAAACCCAACAGCAGCCATCTGCCCGCCCAACTCTTTGTACGTCTCCAAATAGACTCTTTCTGTGTTTCGTATTCTGGTGTCTATGTTCTTTATTTCTGTTTGGCTTCCAATATATGGCGGCAGCTTTGCATACTCGCTACTTGTGTATTTTTCTACGTAGGCATCGCACTGGTTAGGCGTCAAGACGTCCACAAAGAATCTGTAGCGCAAAGAATCTGAAGGTTGCTCCGTGGAGGTGGTTCCACGTTTATCAAAAATCCATTCCGTGTGTTCCCCCTCTGCGTCTACATAATGCAGGAACACTTGTGTCTGCCATTGGCCTTCTGTGTACTTTTCGCGCCAGTGGTGCTTGTCCATCCCGTAATAGATAACTGCGTCGCCAATTTGCATATCGACTCGGCGGGGGTTGGATTTGTCTTCTCCGTCGCCCATGTAAATAGGCCAAACATCACCCTCAAACCCCAGCGTTATTGTTGCGCTGATCTCGCAAGCTGGGCGGTCAACATGTACAACCAACTCCTCTCCCGGCGCATAAAGCCTTGCGTAACTGTATGTTGGCAGGAGTTTTTTGCCGCTTGCTTTTTCAAAGTACGGGAGTAAATCAATCATCAGCTTGTCTAAAACCTCTGCACCATGCACAGATTGGGACAGCGGACACTGTGTGTCAGCTATTGCCTTCCCGTCTTGAACCAGTTTTTTTATGTAATCAGTCAAAATGACACAGTTGTCATCCCCAAGGACACCCTTCAAGTGCAAATATTTTTCTATTACAAACTGAGAGATGTGGTCACACATGAAGGAATCCTTGTTTATTTAACTTCAAGCAGGTGTAAGTTCGCCATGTTAATGCCTTGATAGACGTCCCTGTAGGACGGCAAGAACTCAACAGTAAACCCGTTTGGTTTGTTTGCCCAGCCAACTGATGTGCGCTTAAACGGCAGGTCTTTAATTAGCTCTTGTTGCTCAACAGTCATGTCGGCAAATACTTGAAAATAATTTGTAACCATGTGTTGATTGGTTTGTGCATTGAATTTCTTTTCAAGAGTCATGCCTTCTGAAAATTCTAATGCGTAATATTCAAGAACATTGTTTGTTGTAATGTCAAGAGCAGACCAATGAGAGTTGGGATTTGTTTTTTGAACGTCATCATGCCGATACCATTCGCTAACAGACAAAGACTGTCTGTTTACTTTTACAAAATAAGCATATTGAGTTTTATCTGTTGCAAAGAAAACATGGGATGCTGGTTTTTGAGTCAACGGATCAGAGACAGAATACGAATATTTGCACTGAAGCAAAATACCTTTTTGGTCAAGGAACTGTTGTGCAATGGTTCTGTACTTTGATCCATTCATCAATTCGCAGACCATGCGAATCTTGTCTGCGTTTTGAGCAAACTCAATAATTAGCGTTTCATCAGAACACAAATAACTCATATTGACACCACAAGCTGAGATACAAAATCAACAGGATGCCAAGTCACATCTCCATTTTCATGAACAATCTCTTGATTGACTGATGGTGTGTGAAGAAGTAAAACTTGTTTGGCGACATCTATCAGAAGTGCCTTTGCTTCCGCTTCAGAGTCGCACCGAATGTGTGTTCCAGTTTGTGGATTAAAAATTTGATATGTGTTCATAAGTCTTTATTAATTAGAAACCGCGCCATAGACTCTGGTTGTATTTCCGCTGACCCAAGTAACTGTGCTGCCATTTAGGAAAACGGCTCTACCACCAGCGCCTCCCAACGATGGGCTTCTGTTTGAATTTCCACCAGAAGCTCCCCAACCACCGCCACCACCACCAGCATCTTGTGCAGAAGGAACATCACCGCCACCACCACTAGAAGAGCCGCCAGCACCAGAAGTTCCACCCGGCCCTGTAACTGCCGCACCTCCAGTACCCGGAAATATTCTACCGCCGCCACCACCTGCATTTCCGCTTATAGACCTGCCATCATTGAAGTACGTACCACCACTACCACCTGAGCCGCCACCCAGACCTTGCAAG